ACCGCTCCTGCTATCTGCGATACATTATAATCTGCATTCACATAAACAGATAGCCCTGCCAAGTCTTCTGGATTAATCAATGCATCTGTTTCATGTCCATATTTTAATTGAAGTTGCAATGTGTCATTCTCTGGGTTGAATTCTGCTGAATCTACTTTTCCAACCCCCATAGCAGTCTTCACATATTTTGTCGTATCGAATTCATCTTCACAACAAATCGGTACTGTTATTTTTTGTTGCAGCTTATGTCCTTTGCTATTCTGAACATAGAAGTCTGTTGCATAAGTAGTGGTAAGGTCAAATTTCTTTACATAAATATCACCCCACTTCGAGCCATTCCTGAAATTATAAGTAGCATCATCATGCTGTGGTCTGCCCCATCTATGAAATTGAAATATCAAAGCTGGCATAGCAAGCTCTGCATTATCTTCTCCATAATAAATATGATACTTACTGTCTCCTGTCTCATACTCACAAGCAAGCAAAACAATTCCAGACTTCACATCTAAATCCGTGAACACTGATTGAGATGGCTGTGACCATCCAAGCGCAACATAGAACATCTTTATCTCATATACAATGTCTCCGTTGTTAGTCTGGTCATCTATTGCTGCACATGAATTGGCATAATTGATTACTGATTCTGCCGGAGCATGTAATGAGAATCCGCTTTCTGGTACGCTCCATGTTTCACTTGCATATTTCGTTTCTTTTTTATAAGTGTATTTATTTGTTTTGATTAAAAATTCCTTATAGCGTACCAGTGTTAAATCAAGCCCTATTCCGAATTCGAAATAACTCTCATGCTCAATCCTGATATTTCCATTCGAATCCAACGTCCACCAAACATTGAACAGATATTGCAACTCTATCATGGTCTGTGTGAATATAGCCCACTCAACTGTTGCTGGATTAGTTGCTGCTGGTTGCCATATATCACTCTTCGCTGAAACAACCATCTGTGTATATCTATTCCATGCTCCTGTGAAATAATTTATTGCAGACGTATTCTCTGGATTAATCTGGAAGAAGTCACTAACTATTCCATTTATTCTCGGACATGTTTGCGTTGCTACATAGTTTAGCATGTCTTCAAACTTTAAGCAGTGCGTATAATTCACTGCTGCTCCTCCAAGACATACCTGCCTATCCTGTATTGCATGAACTCTTGGCTCTGGACAAAGAAGAATATTTACTTGCTTTCCTGTCAGCAAGCAATTAAAATTAGTATCTGGTAACAACGGCATAGCTACTGTGCATCCATCAACGTCCCAGTCTCCATCATCTACTGTGAAAATACCAGTATAAAAAGGTCTATAAAAGCCATCACAATATTGTTTCACTTCAAGATAGAATGTTCCGCATCTCAAAGATGCATCACTCTCTATTGAATACAAATATTGAAAATCATCTTTGATGAATGTGACCTTACCAGAATATTCTATATTATAAAAAGCATAGGCTTCCTGCTTCTTATAAGTGAACTTACTCTGGAAGAAGTTATCGGGGAACACTTCATTAGTGTCACTTCCAAACGTAAGATAAAATCTATATTTAGGAATTGGCATTACTTGCGAACAATTATTGTATTACCATTTTTCTTTATCACCTCCGCATTACTGCTGCTTGTTCTTTCTTCCTTGCCAAGAAGCTTACTTCCAATATCAGTAATGGTCTCATGGATTTCCGATAAAGACTTTTCAACTTTCTCAAGTCTCATGTTTGATATTTGATTCACCTGAAACTTATGCAGTGACACCGCTTCACTTGCTATGCCTTTTTCTACTCCGTCTTTCAGAACAACTCCTGTTCCTTTAAGCAAAGGAATCAAATCAACGAACTCAAGTTTATCGAAGTTGTCTTTATTTATCGCCTCTATCAACGCCCTGTGTTTTTGCGTAGATTTTTTCTTAACAATGAACTCGCCTCTCTCAATTTCTTTTATCCTGCTTCTGCCATCCATTGATACATACTTATTACCTCCGTTGCTATGCAACTCTCCATCTACCTCTCCACCTTCTCCCAGCGTCTCTGCTGCTCGTACTTTTGCCTTGAATGCAAGGAAGCCTGCCACAAGTGACGCTGCTGCTGCAAGCCCAAGAATCAATCCTACAACTGGTATGCCTGCGAATCCTTTTATCACTTGCGCTCCTGCTGTAACAATCGCTGCCTCCTGCTCAACAAGCTCAATCGCTGCCTGCTCCTTTGCCAGCTTCTTTTTTTGCTCATGCAATGACTGCTGGTTAGCCATATCTTTATTTCTTTCTGCTATCAGCGATGCTATTTCTTTTTTCTTGCCATCTACATTGCTTGCATAACCTTGTTTCTGTAATGCAAGCTCTTGATTCAATGCCTGCTCTTCATCGGATATTCTTTGGTTCAGGCTATCAACCAGCTTTTGATTATTGTCAATCTGAACTTGCACTGCATCCTGCTGCTCCTGAAATATGGATGACGTTATACTGTTAATTGCAGTACCTATTTGAGCTACCGCCTGACTTAATGCTGCCTCTACCCTTGCTTCGTCTTCTGGCTTTACTTCAAGACCAAGTAATTTTATCCAAGAGAACTTTCTTTCTTCTATATGCAATTCTCCAGTAGCTTTATTGATTGCATCACCAAGTTTTTTAATGTTTGCTTTGCTATCTTCTATCTGCTGCTCCAGAATAATATCGTCATCAGTTGTGATGTGAGAAATTAAAACATCAAGTCTCTTATTCTCTGCAACCAAGTCAGCCTTTAGCAAATCAATTTCTTTCTGCTTCTCGAACTCAATTTCTCTTTCTTTTCCTTTCTGACGTTCATTAATAATATCCTTTGCTATTTTATTTTCAGCATCAATTTTTGCAATTGCTATTTTTTCTGTGAGCGCATTTATTTCTCTTGCATTTTCTTCTGCTATCTGCTGCTCCGTAGCACCTGCCTCAAGAAGAGACTGTCTTTTTTTATCCTGCTCTGCTTTTAATATGGCAACCTGTGCATCAGAAGACTTGAACTGGATTCCAAGTAATGTAATCTGATGCTCAAGCTCAAGAGCTTCCATTTCCTTATTAAACTTTCTATTGATACCTTCCTGAATAATATTCAATTGGTCTGACTGCCCTGATGACAAATGAACTCCAGCCAACTTTGCTTTCTCTTCAAGTGTCTTTCTGAAAATTGCAAGCTCATCCTCTGCTGCTATTTTCTCCGCTTCAATTCTTTCTCTTGCAGTACCGCCAGACAACTCTGCTGCATCAGCACGTTTCTTTAAATCAAGAATCGCCTTATTAAACTCTTCTCTTTTCTTTCTCAACTCTTCATCTACTTTCGTCTGCTCTTCAATTGTGGTAGCAGATGTTTTCTTTTGAAGTGTTTCAAGAGAAGTACCAAGTACTTTTTTTGCACTTACTATATCCACATTATCCTGTTGAAGTTTTGTGAATTCTTTTTGCGCAGCATCATCCGCTTCTCTCTGTTGTTTCGTGCGCGATTCATTTCTTATTTTTCCAATGTCCTGAACGAATGTCTCTGTTACCTTCACTTCATAACCCATCAGTTGAGCATCCTTAGTTACATCATTCGGGTCAAGCACTCTTATTGAGCCATCCTTCTTGATATTTTTCAATCTCTCTTCATTTGCTTTCTGAATCTTATCAAGTCCTTCTATTTCCTTCTGAATAATATCAGCCTGTTGTACTGACGTTGACTTATTAAAGTCAATCCTTTTTTTAGTTACTTCTTCTTCTGTCGCACCTCTCTTTTTCAGTAAAGCCAAATACTCATCATTATTTGCCTTCGTCAATTCCAAGTCTGCTTCCTGCTCCTTCTTCAAATTCTCGAAGCTCTTCTTTATTGAATCTACTTTACTGGCGAACTCCTCTGCACCAAGTTTGAATTGCTCAAGAACTCCTATACCCTCCTTTGCACCTTTGCTGAATAGAAAAAACGCACCAACTAATGCTGCTATTGCAGATGCAAACAATACTGCCGGATTAGCCAGCAATGACGCTGTAAAGCCTTTTGTAGCCACTGTCGCTACCTCTGTCGCTGCTGCCTCACCTTCTTCTGCTGATGCCAGAGCCAGCGTTCCTGCTGTCTGTACTGCTAATTGTGAAGCTCTGGCTTGCCCAATGATTGACAATGCAAGCTCTTTAGCTTCTACCACTCCCTGCACTACCGCTCTTGCTGATTCAATAAGAACAAGTGCTTTCGTAGCCTTCGCAAGAGCTTCATTCTCCTTCTCTCCCTTATCACCAAGCAATCCGATTAAGTTAGTTACTCCAACAACTCCAGCCCCAAGCGATGTCACTTGTTCTATTGTAGCTCCGAATCCTTTCCTTATTCTTTGACCTGCTTCTGTGAACCTGCCAGTCAACACCTGAACCTGTCCTTCTGCTTTATGTATCTCTGCATTCAATGCAGTCACTTGGTCTATCGGTACAACCTCTCTCTGCGCACGTAGCTCTTCAAGTCTCTGTCTTAATCCAGCAAGAGAATTTGCACCAGCATTTATTTGTGTAGCGAAGCTCTTGGCATCATTACCTGCTTTAGCAAAAGTAGTCTGCATAGAATTGCCAGCATTAGTTGCAGTCTTCTGCAATGATGCTGTCGAAGTATTAAGATTCTTTATTCCAAGTTGCGCTTGGTCAAGATTCGCTATCAGGTCTAACTCTACTTGCATTTTCTCTATAATGTTTTAGTTTCCTTTTGTTGCTCTTCTCCCACTCCCAGACTATTCCCCAGAACTCCAGTAGCTCTGTGCCATTCAATGCATCGTATTCAGTCTTTCTTTGTCCTGCCAACATCATTAACAATTCTTTGCTGTTGGTCTCTATATTGAATTTAACTTTTGCAGTAAGCTCGAATGTCTCTTCCTGTTCTGTTACTTTTTTGTCTCCGAAGTACTTTGGATAAGTGATTCGAAGATTGGAAGAAAGTTTGGAATCGAATTTACTGCATACATAAAAAAACTTTGCATATCTATCCCCTCCTCTCTCCAGTCATTTGCCTTTTCTTGTATCATCGCTGGAGTAATCGTTCGCCTGTCTTCATCCACCCTGTTCATAAACAATGAACACAACTGAATCACTTCTGGTATGCGCTCATCATTGATTGCCTTTACAGAACTCATCAAGTTGTGAAGTATTATGCCTGCCTCAACCACTTCACTGTTCTTTTGATTTAGCAGTCCGTATGCTTTTTTAATGCTGGCAAATATTTCATCCGCTCCATGCCCATACATCAATTCAACCTGAACCTTTCTCCATTCAATCCATCGGTCATAACTTATGCTTTCTTCAATCACATAGTCATGCCCATTTGCTTTGAACTCTTTCACGAAGAGCTTCCTTCCATTCTCTTCTGTGTATAATTTTTTTAATTCTATTACGACTGTTGATTCCATCTGTATATTCTTTCGATTGTCATTACTGTAAATATTGTTAAGCTAATAGTGAACAAATGTAGTAATCCTGCCATCATCCAATCCTTATGATACGCTCCGTGTCGGATTAAATAATAAAACATAAACCATAAAGCCCATTGTCCAGACACGCACTTCGCACACCCTATGATAATTTTGAATACCCACTCTCTCTTAATTTTCTTGCGAAGCCAGCCATACCATCCAGTCAGCAACATATTCGGGTCTGTTAATATTACGGAGTATGTAAAAGCAATAAATGCTATCATCACTGAATAGCATACTGCTGTGAAAAAACTAATCATTAAGTCTATCATCATTTAGCAGTCTGGGGATTTAATTGTTAATGCATCATCCTCTATGCACTTCGAGGAAATTGCAAAGTCTGTTTCAATATCAATTGCAAAATAATCATACGGATAAAGTAGATACTGATTAGTCTCTTGCAAATAGCTGTACGCTCCGAATATATCAGAACTCTTCGGTGCTTCTGCAAGCGAAGTAATACTGATGCGCTGATAATTGCCGGAGTTAAACTTCACATTCGGAAATTGCTTCATCAATATCATCACCATCATTGCGCTGATTGAGCAGCTTGTAGTATCGAACCTGTTCAGATTAATCCAGCCAACTAATCGTAGCCTGCTCTTGAAATAGTATAAGTCTCCTTCTCTCTTCACTGGCACAACTCCCCTGTCTTCGAAATACATTAACGTAGCATACTTATCATTTGGCACAAGGTCTAAATACCGTCCGTCTTCTTCACATTGCGCTGCTGTAACATTACAAGCAATCGGGAATACTTTGCGTACCACATAATCAACATTCTGGTCGTCCTGTGCCACATCAATCTTAATCAACGGGCGAATCAATCCAGCAAGTCTATCAATAAAGTTCAGGCCTGCAATCTTTGCTCGAAGAATTTCTGCTATATCCGTATTCATATCTCTACTACATCAATGTTATAAATTGCCTTCATCAATTGCTTTTTCATCTTAAAGATTTTATAGGCTGCTTCTTTCTTGTACCCCTTTACATCTTCAACCACAAGCTCTCCTTTTTTATTCTTATATCGGAAGTCTGGCTTATATCCTCTTTCGCAAATCTTAACTCCATTCACAATCATGTCATACTTTGGCTGACATTCAAGCTCTGTTATTTCTCCACACTTAAACGCTGGGAACAAAACATCGGTGAATCTTTTTGATTCTTTAATTGAGTCAAACTTTTTTCCATCCACGACAACTTTTTTATTGTTGTATTTCGATTTCTTCAAAGAAGTTTTTTGAACTGCTGACTTCTGATGCAGGCTTGCTCTCACTACTGCCTTTTCATCCCATCCTTTCATTCCCATCTTATCTGAATGCTTCGCTTATTATTAATGACACACCATCTTTGAAAGTCTTATTGATATTATCAAGCTCCGATTTGCTCACGCCCATAATATCACCTCTTTTCTTTGCCAATCCTTGCAGCTTTTTCTTATTCAAATCATCAACCGCTCCAACCGTAACGAATAGAATGTTACCCGTCTTTTTCTTTTCAATTATCTGAATATTTCTCCACAACCTACTCGCCTCTGGTATCGCTTTGGCTCTCCTGCTCTGCTGCTTACTCTTCACATCTTCTCTGCTTAAGGTCTTTATATTGCTCTCCAGCCCTGCTTTCCTTCTGCTGGTGCGCTTGCTTCTCTTTCTTGATTCGATAGCTGCAATGCGCTTGTTGATGCTGTAATTGCCAAGATTCAGGTCAACGAATCCCCTATAAAGCCCTACGTCCTGCTTAAACCTCAAATAAGCCTCTGTGTACGGTGCAAACGCCTGACCGTTATAATCCGTCCCCTGCTCCGTAATACGCTGCTGTATGCGCTTCTTTGTATCTGCTCCTATGCCTTCCAGCGCATCCAGTGCTTTGTCTGGGAGCTTTGCAATCAGCGCATCCATTCGCCTGTTAAATTCTGCAATCTTAATAGCTGCCACCTTGCTGCTCTATATTTGGTTGTGGATATAATTCTGCATCCAGTTCATGATTCGGAAACCGTGTGAACGGAACTCTGCTGTCTGTTGCTCTCACATTTCCTTTTGCGAAGTCCCTATCATCATAGCAACTCAAGCAATCACTGAACAGATTCAGTCTCTCTGGTCTGGTCAACTGGTCTCCAAGATATACAATCCTGTCTGCTGCTTCTTTCTGATAATGATTCCGCTTTCCCCATAACCGCTCCCTGTCCAACATTGTATATCGGCTGATATTGCCGGATGCAATTATTTTTTCGATTAACTTCTCTGCTGCCTTGAATCGAATAGTATATGCCATCACCATACTAATCTCATCATTCACAAAGTCCATATTATCCTTGCAAATAATATCAGTGCTGTTGCATGTCAATTCCATATCCACAAGCAGTCCATAATTGTATCTGTCATGCGTCCAGTTCAACCGTCTTTTTGTGATCTGCTGTCCCATGCTTCCTGCAACCACAATCCAGTCAAGCCAGTTGAACAATGCTTTAGGAGAAGCAAGGTTTCTGTACAAATCACTATTCCAGATATTCACTCTGCTGAAATCACTGCATCCGCATGTGATGGTATCATTTCTTGGATTCGGTGCAGTAGTCTTGTCATACATCAACCAATACTGCATGTTCATCGCTACATCTGTTGTCAATGGCAGCGTCAATGCAGACGGCAGCGTAAACCATGTCAACTCTCCAGCGTTCGCTGTCACCTGCCATGCTGCTATCGGAGTATCGCTAATATTGTTATACAGATAAACCCAGAACGTCCCTGCTGTATCAAAGTGAAGACCGATTCTTTTCATCTTCATTGTTCCACTTCGAACAATCGCACATCTCCATGTAAGTGATGCAAAGTTTTCATTCACCCTCAATGGTCTGATGCCTTCCACTTCACCAACCACTCCGTTAAAATAGTTTCTCTTTCTCTTGGTCAGCGTCCCTACATAATTCATCAGGTCTGTCTTGAACGCTTTGATTGCTTCTTCTCTCGCATTATCCATTATCTCCCACAAGTTACCCCTGTTGCAATCGGCTGCTGCTTTAATCACATTCAGGTCAAGCCCATCCTCTTCATCTAAGAATAGCGTACTCTCTGATAAATCATAATCCGATGGCTGGTTATCCTGTGCGCATGGACAAACAGTTCTTGATAGCCCTATAACATTCGTGAAACAATCCTGTGCTGCTGACATTGATTTTGGATTTTAAAGTGAACAAATATAAATAAGAAAAGGGCAGCTACCAGCCACCCTTTTCTATTTTCGTCAATCTGCCGAATCTTACGAAATCTCTCCGCACTTAAACGAAAGCAAGCCACGCATCTCCCCACTGCATCCAACTGGATTGTCAAGCAGGTCGAATTTCACTTTCAGTTTGTAAATGTCGAAGTACTCCGTCTGTCCATTAACTTCTTCACACTTTACAGTGTGAGTAACGTCATAGTTGACGAACGGAAGATTTTTCGAGGTCTGGTAATAGATGTCATTACCAGTACTTCCACCGATGAAGATAGGAGCAGCATTCGTATTGTAATTCTTACTCACGAATGCAAGTGCTGACGGACGGATGAGAAATGTTTTCTGTGTACCCAACACTGAATCAATGTTGAACAAATCGAAATATTTCTTAAACGTATTCATCTTATTCAGGTCTGCCTGACCTCCCTGTGCATTCGGCTGTTGCTGGGCAACCATCCATGCTTGCTGGAACAAATTCGAACCGCTCAACATGTAAGCATCACGCATCTTATTCTTAATGGCTGCTTCAACCATATAGCCCATCAGATTCGGTGTCCAGTAAGCTGCTGGGATAGTAGTGTCTCCACCACCCTGCGCCATGTAATTCGGAACAAATTGATTCGTTGCTAACGCTGCAAATGAATCCAGTTTTGACACAACTGTTTCCACAATGTATTCATCAATCTGTTTCATCTTTGCCAAGAACGCTCTGGCTGTCACTTCCTCTGGCGACCACATTGAAGTCCTGTATTTGTATCGTCCAATCTTAAACGATATTTCTTTACAGAAATTCAAGTTATAATCTTTACAGTTGTCACCGATTTCATTACCGTCCAGTTCGCAATCTGCCGAACAGTCCTGCACTTCATCAGTTTCGCAATCTGTAAGCCAGATAACTTTCACGTCCTTATCCTTCGTTGGGTCACGAAGAACTTCAAAGTTCGCTCCACGCTGATTCGATTGCAATGTTAGCAATGCATCAACCTGCGCGATATAGTCCTGATTCACCATTGAATCTTGCCATAGCTGGTCAATCTTCAATTTCACTTGAAGTAGCTTGGCACAATCAAAATTCGCTGCACTCATAATAGTTTTTAGGTTTTAAAAAGGTTTACAATCTTAAACTGCAACCTGCTTACTGCCGGAGTAGATTTCATTCAACTCCGCTTGAACTTTTATTTTCTCATCTGGCTTCAAGCTGTTGTCAGCTTCAATAGCCTCATAAGTCTTAGAAAGCTCTTCATAATTTGCAGGCTTCTTGGAGAGATACTTCTTGCCTCCTGCTGCACCACCTTTGCCTCCTGTTCCACCCTGACCACCTTTATCCTCTGGTGATGTCCTATCGCTCGATGCCTTGAACGTATAGAGACCTTCTGCTGTCTTATTAACAAACTCTGTGAAGTCAACTGCATGTCCCATGTCGTCTTCGACAATCTTACCGTCCTTCATTAGAACGATACGGGCATTCGCTCCCTCACCTTGTATGTCATAATCATTTTGCAGAAGCTCTGCTTCGAACAACTTATCCTGCAACGCCATCTGTCTCTTTGCAATATCTTCATCATCTGACAATGGCACTGGGTTTCTGCTGTCGCGGATTTGCTTGGCTTTAGTCACAACACTTGACATTACCTTCTCCTTTTTATGCTTGGCTTCTGTTGCTGTCAACTTTTCACCCCATTCTTTATCGGCTTCCTTACGCACTTTCTTCAATGCGTCTTGAGCATCAAGGTACAGTTTTGATTTTTTAATATCATCATCTGTCACTTCTTTGCTGCCTGCCTTTTCTTGAACGGCTGCTACAATGTCTTCAACAAGTTCTACGCCTTGCTTATCTGAATCCGTTTCAAATTTTTCCTTCACACTTTTTTCAAACTCACTTAGCACTTCACCTTTAGCCTTCTTATATCCCTCTTGGAATTTTTCAGTACTTCTGGTTTTAATTGCTTCTGCTTGTTTAGTGGTAAGGATTGACAAAGCATCTGGTTTTAATTCAGTCCCATCATCGTTATAGAGTAACGATGCAACTCCCTTTTCATCCATGTTTAAAGTTTTGGATGCAAACCCCGTTAATATTTCTTTTTCCGTTGGCATAATTGTTTACTGATTTTGATTATTAATTGTTCCCGTTAATTTTATTTTGACTTCTTCTTTGACACCTTAACTTCTTCTGGCTTGAACGTAGTTGCGATTTGTGATTTGAGCGCATCCTTTTCTTTTTTATCCAGAACTTCTTTTGGAGTAGTCGGCTGCTTGCGATTGCTGTTGACCTGTTCAACTTTGTAGAGCTTCTCCAGCTTTGCATTTACAATCTGTGTCCACTCCTGTTCTGTTACGCTCTGTTCAACACCGCTTTTTTTGTTGGTGATTATCTTCATTACTTCGCCTCCTTTTTCTTTGCTTTTGGTTTTGACACTTTAGCCTGCTTCACCTCTGCCTTTGCCGGAGCTTTGCCATTCGTAAGGTCTGTCATGTCCTTAAGTGCTTTTGCTTCTGCATCACCTACCTCCGCAGGTGCGGCATCCTCCTGCTTCTTTTTTTTTGCAGGTGCATTGCTTCGAATCTCTGCTGGCTTGAAAGGCTCTGAACGCAATGGGGCATCTGTTTCTTCCCATCCATCATGCACAATAACTCCATTTTCTTTTCTCGCAAGCCTTGCCCATTGCACAACTCCGAACTCTTTTACCTGACCATTCTTGATTGCTTTGATTTTTGTAGTAGCTGCCATAAGTTTTTTTATTATTAGTTATAAATTGAAGGTGACAAATATATATTCCTTTTAAACGCAAACAACAATCTGACGAAATTATTTTTAAACAGTCACTCCTATCGGTAAAGTAACCCAGCTACGCATTCTCTCTTCGTCTGTCAGCCCGTCATTGAGTGCTGTAAACAATGACCGATACCATATTGCTTTGTCTGTCCATCCAGAGGCTTCTTTTCTTTTGCAGATAGTGCATATCCTTCGAACTCTTCCATCTCCGCAGTCCGCATTATATCTCCAGTCATGCTGGTCTTCTCTGCACTCTACACGCTTTCCGTTATCTCCTTCTTCCATCGCTTCATGGTATTAATACGATTGTAGAACTGCTGGAGCTTCGAACTTCTCAAGGCTCTGGGCTTTCTTAATTCCAATTCTGCAAGCTGCCGATACTTGCTGATTCTTTCATCAAGGTCACTTAGTAGATTTCTCATTGTCCAATATTAATTTAATTGCTGGTCTCATTTTAATTGCCTCCGCATCCGTTACCCAATTCCAGTTATGCCTACAATTCCATCTGCCCATGTCCGTGAATGGATTGTAGCTCACCACTCCGCTATTTCGCTCCTGCTTTGTCTTCAAAAGCAATGGAGACTGTTTCAGCTTTGCAATCTCTCCTCTGCTAAGAACTGTATTGTTCAGACTTATGCATAGCTCCCTGCTCGTAGCAATGAGACCGCCTGCATACACTGCTGCATTAAGTCCTATCTTCTGTGCTACTCCATTTGCATATCCATTGTCATACTGTGCATACGTGTCATGCACGAATGTCCGATACTGGCTGCTTAATCCTCCGAGCTTATCTGGGTTGCCTACAATGACTTCTTTGACATTGTTCATCATCTGCTTTATCGTCAATCCATTTGCCATCGCTGCTCTTGTTTCCTTCTGCACTGCATTCTTCAACGTTGTATCATAAATCAAATTTGAAAGATAGCTGCCCTTTACAATCTTCCCATTCTCATCTATTCCGATTCGCTGCTGCATCATCGTTTCTACTTCCTGAACAATCGCACTCAATCTCTGCGCACGAACTCTGAACATTGAAAAGTATTGCTTGTTCAGGTCTCCGATTTCTTTCAGGTCTGCGACAATGCCATTGATTATGTCAACACTTTTGTTCTGTTGAAAATGCTTGAACACTTTTTCAATTGCTCCTGATAACTTCATCGTGCTTCCTGATTCCGAAGCGATAGCTCCACCACTCTTTCCAAGCTCATCGAATAGTGCATTATAAATCTCATCCAATAGCTGACGCTCTGCTGCTCCTGTTATTTTCATCAGTGCAACCTGTTTGTCTCTTATGAACTGCGATTTTATTTTCGCTATCTCTTCCTTCGTCATTTGCCTTCTATTGTAAAGCCAACTTTATTTTGTTCTGGCTCTGCTTTAATCGAACACTTCAAAGTGTATTCGTATCTATAAACAGTTAGTCCGAATATCTTAATCTCTCTACTGTACTTATTATTATTCAGCTTATGCTCCAAGTTGACAACCTCAAGCTCTTCATTCGCTGTCTTCTTATAGAATACTGCCATGATTACAATGCTGCTCCACCCTGACCACCTGCTGGTGCTACTGGTGCTGGTGCTGCTCCAACTGGAACACCAGTTGCATCGAACTGCGTAGCTACTGGCTGGTCTGCTTCTATCTGTGTTACAATCTCTGCAACCTTTTTCTGTATAGCAGTCTTCTGGTCTTTATATGGCAAATCATAGAACCATATTGCATTCGCATTCGTCACCGTCTGCTGCATACTCTCCTCTTCAAGCTCTGCAAATATCGTAGCCGATTCACTCCACATTATTTTGTGTTCTTTCGTACAAAGGTCATTCACCAGAATGATATTTATTTCTTCAACATTCTTTCCATCGAAAGGATTGAACTGCTGCTTCACCTGCAACTTCTTTAGGTCATTTGGTCTGTCTTGAAACATCATCGCAGCAATGTCATTGCTTATGTCACTTCGTATTGCCATAGGCGCACCACTTTTGTTTGCCTTCTCAAGTAAGTCCATCAACTCTTCAAGTCCGCGCATCTTGAAGTCTTTCGGATATGAATACTCAACAATCACTCCCTTCAAATCATTCATCCCAGCAATCAATTCTATCTGGAATATTCTGAACGCTGCATCCTGTTGCGCCAATGGGTACAACGCATCATACACATTCTGCATGTCGTATGTCTTCGCTGTTGCTGTTTTGTTTATGCTCTGCTCAATCAGTGCCTCTCCATTATACACTGCTGAAATAGCATCATCCTTTACATCTTGCAAATGCTCTTTCAGGAACTTCAATATGTCAATCGGAATATCCTGATAGTGTATCAGCTTCGTCAGGTCGAACGCATCATCTTTGTTTCGTGGTAAGCTCAAGTAGATTGCATCCTGCGAACTCTCATGAACTACATAGCCAACTCCTTTACATACTGTGCATATCGTACCATTCGGTGCATATCCATTGTCGCATCCTATCGTATTCGATTCTCCTTTGCACTTTGGCTGGTATGCTATCTTCTGCAAGAACGTATGCAGCGTTACCGATATATCCAACTCGCTGCACAACTTAATGCTCTTCATCAGATACGGCAGTGCCGGATGCAACGGGCTTACACATGTCCTGCCATCCGTTGCTTCATCCAACTTATAGCCTATGCGCTTCGCCTGAATCTTTCCTCCTGTCTTCGCATTGTAATAACTGACCTTGAACACTCTGGTTGAATCAACCTTAAAGAAAACAACTCCTGCTCCAAGATTAATTTCAGTCATGTCTGGCAAATTGCCATAATCACTTGCATCTACCTGCGAATATTCAACCACTCCATTGTCGAAGTACTGTTGATAAACTTTTCCTTCAACCGTCCGCGTTGATATTGTAGTCTGGTCAAGATTAAATTTTTCTTGATACGTGATGTTGTTACGAACAATCAGCCAGTACAAATTATTGTCTGTAATGTCATACCATATCGCTTCTTCGCTGCTTGCTATTACTGGATATGGCTTTGCTGTTTCGAATCTGCTATCAAACTTTCCGAACAATGTCAGCACAAATGCATTCGGGTCTATATAACTCATCGGGAAGAATCTTGTCTCCTGAAATCCGCACACACCTGCTCCTCCGTTGTATGCATCTACTGCACTCTCCAGCTTCTCCGTCTTAGCCTTCAGGTCAAGCAGTATGCTGTCTCCTGTCTTCGTTGAATCACTCTCGAAGTCTATTCTGTCAACCGTTGGCTTCACCTTTGGAATCTTGTACGCTGGCGACATTATCGCACTGCATATCGCTGGCGTTATAATATGGCTCAACTGCACCCTCTGTGTAAAGTCTGGCAGCGTCTCCCTTCGTACAAATTGCAATAGCTCCAGTTCTATGTTGTGTCCTGTCACCAGCCTTTTCATCAGCTTCGCATACTTCACAACCTTGTCATAGTCTTGATGGGTGCTATTGTCCTTTATTTTTTCTCTAAGGATTACCTCTGCATCTAATTGCTTCATAGCTGGTTTGTTTTTATTCGGGTCAAATATAAATTATTCTTTTCAATGCTCACTCTCTTCGTTTCTGGCTCTGTCAACAAAGTACTGCCGGAGCGAAGCGTACAACTTGCATCCTATCGCATCCTGGTGTATCAATATCTGCAATTCGTCTATGCTGTAAAGCTCAAGTATCTGCATCATCTCTATCCGCGTTACGAATGATGCACTATCAATCAAGAACTGGTCTGCTGTGCTGATTGTTCCTGCAAAGAACTTGCTCTTGAATAGCCGATACATCTCCATCACTTATCTCCGCTCGTACTGTCTCATGATATTCTCGAACGCATAGCAAAAGAAATATTCTTCTGCATCACTGCAATGTCCGTACTTCTCGAACTTAGCTCCAGTGATTTTATTCTCTTCCTTCTCCTTGAACTTCTTACCGTCTGCTCCCTCCTTCAAATACAGATAGTCATTGATTGTGTTCTTGCACTTCGGATGAATCAAATAGTCTATCGCTGTATTGCCTCTGAACAAATCATCCATGAAGTCTTTCCTTTTCAGTACTGGGGGATTTGCTTTGTTCACTCTGAACGAACCGTTGTTCAGTTTCCTTCTGCAAACATTTTCTACAATGTCGTAGTCATGCTTCACCTCATCCTCCGTCATTGTGTTTCCTTTCTTGCTGGTAGCATCTCCATAGTAGAACAATCCTGCATTATGGTCTGCATAGTCTCGCATGAATCTCTCGCACACATATCGGGTCTTATTCAACGGGTGAGGTAAGCATATTTCATCAATCTGTGTCACTCTCACTCTCTTGGTCTCTGGCATGAACCTGATCTGATTCACAAGCAGCGTCATGTATGGATTCACGTTCATATCGAACGTCAGATGAATCGCACTGTCTGGCTCGTACAATGCTTTGTCACTCACATGCACCATCGCATCGAACGCTGGGTAGAACTCCATCCCTGTTCTTAGCAGCCCCCATTTGCCTTCCTTGTAGATACGCTGATTGTGCGGAGACATTCTGTTCAGCTTCTCTTCATACTCTCGCTGGTCTATGTGCTGATTATCCTTGTACGTTGTATGCACATACTTTCCATTCTTCAACGGCTTATCAAATAGCTCCTTCTTCACCCAATGCTCTTCATTGATTGGATTGAAGCTGGCAAACAACTGACGGGTCTCTCCTGCTTCTCCACGCAACCTTAAATCGAACTGCTCAAAGTCTTCATAGTCGAACTCCGTTATCTCTTCCATCCAGATGTCTGTTGGCTTCTGAATAGACTTAATCTTTTCTGGGTCGTCCATTCCTGCTGCCAGCATACTGTTGCCATTCACGCACATGATGTCCATGCTCGATTCTTTCACATGGAACAATGGCTGCAACTTATAGCTCTCGATTAAATCTTTGAACAACAAGAATTGACTATCGCGTATATCTACCGCTTGCTTTCTGCTGAACACTAATCTATATCTTCTGCTCCCCAAGCATTTGATAAGATTCTTCTGGGCGATAAAGAAGCTCTTTCCGCTTCCTCCTCCTCCCCAGTAAATTTCATAAGGATTGTTTGTATTGATGTACGGTCGGTAAACTGGGTTTACTTTCTCTTTCTTAAAAGTAATGTTTACCATGTACGTCCACTTGTTTGATTGTCATTTCGGCAAACATACAAATGATTCGGGATATGAAAAAGAAAGCTGGCAATGGATATGAACCCATCACCAGCCATTCTACCCCACTTAATTGTCGTGACAGGCGCGACAATGCTCTTAATTCAATTGTGCAATTCTTCTTTCACGAATGCATTGCATTTCATTAACCGCTTCAATCGCTCGAAGCACTTTTGCTTTGGACTGTGTATAGAACCAAATACGTTCACTCTCTCCTATCTTCTCTACCTGCACTGCCTTGCTGTCGAACTCTTCTTTCAATATTATTTTTATCACGCTCATCAGCAACTCTGTCGTTCGTTCACTTACCGAACTATGCTCGAACGCGATTCTATAAGCTCCATCCTCCTTCTGTCGAACATCTTCTATAAGACTTAATCTGAACTCCTTCGTTTCTTCTGGGTCTGGGTCACAATGCTCACACATCTTTTTCTCCTTTCCTTCCCCATCCGCTTCTGTCTGTTATTATTTTTCGCTGCTCCAAGCTCAATGTTTCGTTTGCATTGTCAGCAATCTTGTAAAGCATTGTTACAAGGTCAACCTTATCTACATTTTTCTTGTCGAAGATAACACCGACTTCTCCTGTATCGGTTTTAGTTACCACTGCAACTGATAGCTCGATGTCTGGGTTTGCAAGTTCTTTCATAAGCCCCTTGAGAACAATTACATTATTCTCTGCTATCTTACCTCTTCTTTCCGTGTACTCTTCTTTTGGATTATTAAATGGCATTTTATTTTGATTGTTTAATTGTTACTACTCGATTGTGATGTTCGTTTTTATCGCTCCAAGAATCGCTGTCTCACTCCGCTCAATATATCCTCTTCCTTTGCCTTGCGTCTTCAAGTAGAAGATTGTGCATGTCGCATCCCCCAGCTTTACTTTCTTCAATAGCTGGCTCTCCGCAAAATCCAACTGCATTTCCTTCACTTGGTTCACCTGCTCTACAAAGGCTGGGTCGTCCTTCATCCACTGGTAGAACTGTGTCCTGCTCACCGCTACCCCTTTCTCCGTACAAACATTTAACGCTGTTGTAACGATACCTAATGACGCTTGCAGGGCTTCTACCATCGCCTTTTTATTACGTTCGGTCACATTCGCCATTGTTACGCTCTTATTGCCACGATTAGGATAGCTTTTTCTGACCGTTTCCTTCGCTGTGGACGACTCTGTTTGTGCTGGTGTCTGTTCCTGTGATTTTCCTTGTTTCTGATGTTTTTTGTCGGCTGGAGACACTTTTTCTGGTCTCTGCTTTGCTTTGCCTTTTGGCTGGGTATCTTTCCTCATTTTTGATTTGATTTGAGGGCAAAGCTACTTTTTTTTCTTTTGCCTTCAACGAAGCCCTTCTTCTCATCACCGCTCTCACTGCCTCATCACAAACTCTGTGTAGCTTCTCTGTCCAGCATCCCCACATTCCTGTCTCAAACATCTTACGCTCCGCTTCTTTGAGTGTGTACTTTTCTGTGTACATTATCCTTCCGATGCGATAGTAGTCTTCTATTCTGGCTGTAACCTTTCTTCCATTGCTCTCATCAATCACGATGCCCTGATATTCAATCCAACAATGCACGAACGGAATATCCTTTATCTCTCCTCCTGCTCCCTTACATATTCCATGCACAAGTAATGCTCCCAGCTTACCCCATTGTCTCTCGAATAATTCTCCATTCGATTTGAAGCAATCACCTTTATCAATTCTCTCTCTGCTGCTCATTTTTGTTTCCGTTTATAACCTCCTTCATGATGCTCTATGAAATCGAATCCTAAATAATCATTCTCCTTATGTCCTTCTCTCTCTGTCTGCTTCAATGCTTTAGCCAACGGCTGATTAAACTTTGGCAGCTTACAATGATTCAGCAAAAATATCTGACTACCCTTGCATCGGCTCATCTTATCCAACGGTTTGCTCCGTGTCTTGTGACAAGCAAAGTCTGCCTCACCCAACACCATGTCATGTGTCTGCTTTGCTGTCAACTCTCCACCAAGCCATCCCTTGAGCGAAGTCTTTCTGAACGGACATTCTTTGCACGGCTCTTTAAGATTGTCTTTCACTGCAACCTCCTTTTCTTCCTGCACAAATAAACCATTCCATACTCACTGTTGCCATCCTCCTTCTCCGTATCCAGAACCCATTTATCTTCTGCTGGCTTGCCACTACTTTCATTAATCATTCTACTTGCATCCAAGTAACTCACGAACTTTCTCTCAAGAATAATCCATGTCGGGAACATTGAATACCAAATGATTCTTACTCCCTGCCAAAAATATCTTATCACTTCCATCAGCCTATTATTTTAACATTGTTCACTGGCTCTATCGGCTCTCCTTCGCTGGTCGTTGAATACAAAATGCCATCCCCTTCAACATCTGCATATATCCGTCCGTCCTTCGCCTTATAGCACTTCCTGCTGAACTCATCCTCTCCTATGTAGAACACTTCTACCTGCTCACTGGCTGCATTCTCTATCGCCTGCAACCTGTCTATCTCTGCTGCAATCAATGCTCCTGCTACTTGAAGACGATGAATTTTATTCTGGTCTCCAGTCAGCTTGTTTTCAAGTCCCCAAACATTTAATCCAGATTGAAAATCTCCACCATAGTCAGAGACAACTTTTGAGTTTGTTCCATTTGTCGCAAGTATTGCAGCCACTAATCGAAGCTCACCATGATGATGCCCCCAGTCATGTGCAGAGTGATAGCCATGCTTACTTATCTGCTCCTGTCTTTCCATTGCAATCAACTCCACTCCTGTTGCCTGCCTTGTATCACGATTCTCTTCTGGCTCTTCTACTGACAATCCAACTGGAGGCATACCACTTCCAACTATCATCAGCCTTATCCGTTTCGATTGCCGGAGCTTCTCTTCGTCTCCTGCTTCCAGTTCCCACACACTTTCAAACTGTGGGTACTTTTCAAGATACATGCTCTTCTTACTGGGCAATGCTCCGCACTCTGCATCAGTCATGTTTGCAGGTTTATGCATCACAATGTTCTGGTCTTTAAATTCTACTGGTTTCATTTTTATATTAAGATTTGATTGTTACTTTTTCTATTAGCTACCATGTCCGCGAGAAGAATATAAACCATTTAGTTTATTCTTTTAGCTGGACACATGTGTTCATATTTCTTTTTGTACTTCGCATCAATCTGGACATTACCTCCAAGCGAATACCTCTTTCCTGTTACTCCGCATATTTCACATTGCATTCTATCAAAGCCTCCCTTCTCTGTAACAAGAGATAGCTTACCCCATTGATGTTTTAATGGCTGGTCTGCATCTGCAACTTCCCATGCCTTCACAAGCTGCCTTTCCTTTTCTGCTTCTCTTCGTGAGGAATTAAATCTTTTCAATATCCTTTCTGCATCCTGTTGTGCAGTCACGCTGTCTTCAACCCATTCAGTATTCGTCTCACTCCATGCTTTAGTATCTGGGTCTCCCTTGTACTTCACAAGCATCGTGTAACTTAATTGCTTCATTTTATTTTGGCTTTAATTATTTACAATAAAATCTATGCATGGTTTTAATGTTTCTTTATAAAATCTCATCTCCTGCTTTGGCAGCTTTTCATTCTCTGGAGTGATTATGAAATAATATCTGTCATTGAACTCAAACACCTCTGAACCTTTCGGTATCGGCAAATGATAATTATATCCGAACTCTCGATTCAGGTGTCCAACAATAACTGGTTTCGGCTCTTCTTCCTGCTCCTGCTCTTTCAGCCATACCACTGATTCATTCGGCTGGCTTTCCATTATAGTGCTACATGCTCCGTTTATTTGCAACTGCCAGCCAATACCATTATAATAAAACGTACCGTGACTTTCTTCACTCCAAGTATAATTCGGCAATGTTCCTTCTGGCTTGGTCTCTAATCTGTGCAATGCAAAGTAGTGCTTCGTTCTGTCTGCTGGGAACGCTTCTGTCGTCTTGACTTCTGTATATGTTTTCATAATTTTTTCCAATTAAATCTCACCTCTGTTTGTCCATGCTCAACAACTTTTCTCACCGCCTTATCTCCGTACTTCGCTATAAGGTAATCGGCTGCAACTTCCATGTTCTCATTCTGCTTGTATATTTCTGCTGCACCTCCGTCTCTACTTTTCATCTTATGTGCAAACTGATAAGCATATATGCAAGCAGTTCTGAATCCTGCCTTAATCAATCTGGCAGACATATCCCAGTCATTGAAGATTTTTAATTCTTTATCATATCCTCCTGCTTTTGACAATTGGTATGTATTGTTTAATACCATGCACCATGCACCGATGTTTTCTTTTGTAACTCCTGTTTTGTGCATCCAATTATGTCCAGCGAAACTCACCATCACCTGTCCATAGTTGTGTTCATTCATCTGCTCCTTCGCACTCTGATAAATTTCTTCTATCGTGCATTTGCTGTTGTCTCTTCTCTTCCATCCAAGAACATCATCATCAACAAACATATACTCACTGAACTGTTTAATCTGTGCGAACTCAAGCATTGAATTTAACATATAAGCGAACCCCATATTGTCCGCTCCAAGTCTCACAATCTGATACTGCTTGCCGTACATCATTTTGTACTGGTCATAATCCTGTGGCTCTACAAACAAAAAAGCTCCTATCAGGAGCTTGCTCATTGGAAAGTTTATTCTGTTCTTACTACCAATGAATATCGGCAGTACGGTCTCTTCAATCTGCTGCATGTTTCAATCTCTTTTTTTCTCTGGTTAGTTTTACTTCTCTTATTCTTTGCTTCTCCTGCTCTACTGGCAGACACTTCCACATCTGCTGCAACGTATAATACACAACGCTGTATCGGTAGCTCTGCTCACTCAAGTATTTTATCGGTGTCACTCCATGCATGATTAACTGCCCATCGAAAATCACCAGCGTATTGTTGGCAACCTCAAGTGTGATGCCGTATTCTGGAACTGCAAGATTGCCTCCTTCAACATCATGCTTCATCACAATCATATTGCTCATTACTCCTTTGAAGTTACCTGCATCATGATGATATTTCAGCACACTGTTCTTATTTACAATGCCGGACGTAAACACTGAATTAGGAATCCTCCAAGCTGGCAGCACCTTTTCTGTTACTACCTGCTCATGTGCTACATAAGTGTCTGGAAAGTATTTTTTATAATACTTACTTACAAGCTCTGCTTGCCTGCAAATTATAGAATGAGGTTTCGGAAACTCTCTGCTCATGCTTGTAGCTGTGCAATAGTCTCTGCGAACCGTTAGCTTCGGACTATACCCGAATATCGTACTCGTACTTTGCAACCCCAGCGTTCGCTTGCCTGTATTAAACTTCACATGCTGCACTGCCCATAATAAATCTCTTAGGTCTTCATCCAGTCTCTTATAAAGTATCACTGGCTTTCCTTCGTCTGTTATCAGACAGTCAAAGTCAATCAGGCTTTCACAATCAGAAGGCATCGCACTCCGTTTCAGAAACAGCTTATCCTCTATTGGCTTTCTTCTTAGTTCGATTCGTTTCATAATATGACAATAAACTCAATAACACTTCTGTTGCATTGCTCACCTTCTCTCTCTTCATTATGTCGAATATTCTCTCCATCACAAAGTTGTACCTCTCCAAGTCGTAGTACATAACAATCTGCTTCCTGTTTCCTTCGATATATGTTTCAAGCTGCGTAGTGATTAAGTTCTTATCCGTGTGAACTGTCGTATCCACAAATTCATTATCATGGAATCCCCAGCTTAACAAGTCCTTCTGTCCGAAATATTTATTCAGTTTCTCATCATCCCAGATGCCATAATCAACATTACTCAACACATTGTAACGCTTTCTTTCGTCTTCTGTCAAAGCCCTGTTAGGCACTCTTACGTCAATCAGCGTAGCTCCTTTACTACGCTGCTTCAAATCTCTAATCCTGTCATGCCCAGCAATGATTGTATTGTCAATATCAATCACTGGTATCTCTGCCAGTCCGAATTTAATCAATGATGCACGTAGATTCTTTTTCTGTTCATCGCTGCTCTTGCGAGGATTACCTTTCATCTCTATCAACTGATTCGGCTTTCGCTTTTCAGTCAGCCAAATTAGTTTCTTCATAGAACGCAATCAGTTTATCAAGTACCTCACTCATATTTTCACAACCTTCTTTCTTTCCTACTTCAATCATTCTCCTCATCGCACTATCGAATGCTTCACCTTCGAAATTAAATACAATCTGCTTAATTGAATTTTGCATGAAATGTTCTTTCAGGCTCATATCATCTGCTGGCTCATATCCTTCTCCTGCTCCGTCAGCCTCCATCGGTTTGAATCCAAACTCTTGCAATGCATCCGCTCCTATAAACTCACTCATCAGCGTCATATCAAAGTCTCCCTTATTCTTATTGCTCCGTATGTTATACTCCTTCTCTTCTTTTGGAGTAAGCTGCCTATTAGGAACTCTACAATCAATCCAAACATCATCACCGTGTAGCTTCCTTTCTACTGTGATTCTCTGGTGTCCAGCAATAATTGTAAAATCTTTATTTACTACTGGGATTTCAACGAAGCCAAATTCTTTTATTGAATTTTCCAGAAGCTCTGCCTTCATCGCTGATAGTCTTCTTGGATTGTACGCTGCTTCTTTCAGGTCTCCGATACGAACTTGAACTGTACGCCACTCAATCTTTTTTTTCTTCTCTGCCTTCTGTTTCATTGCTTCTTTGCTCTTCGAACAACTCCTTCCTCATCCTATCGAAAGTGGTTTCAAGCGAACGAACACTTTCATGCTCGATATGGAATTGTCTAAGAAAGTTTTTTATTGCTTGCTGCTTTGTTACTGATGGTAAGTTTGTAATAATTCCATAGACGAATCCGAACATCAATTTCTCAACGCTATCTCTCTTATGGAATTTAGTACACGGCTTCACCGATTTCTTATTCTGCTATTAATCTGAAAACTAATTTCAACCACCACCATAACAGTGCTGCGAATGGCGCAAGTCCTGCAATCAATAGCATTGCAAATGTTACCCATCCTATTATGCGTCCGTAACCTTTAGCTACATCAATAAATTTTGTTTGCATTAGAATTTTATTTCTGGTTGATTAAAAACTAAGTCATAATCCAGATTAGGGTTATCCAGATTTATTGGTTT